TTTAATGCTCGGCGTGTCGACTTGCAGCAGCAGTTGACTCTTCAGCAAGATGCTCAAAATGAATTCAAGCTTACCTTTGATCAGCAGACCGCAGATCGCAGATCTCTAGAGAAAGATTGGACTGAAGCAGAACTGCGTGCCATTGCCAGCGACTACGAGAGCAAGGGACTAGGCCCTGCCCCCGATTGGCTTAAGAACTTCATGTCCCGTGAGGACCGGGCTGATGAGCTTGATCGAGAACGCCTTTATCAACTTAGGCAATCACGTGGATATCTTGTTGAAGCTGATCTTCGTAACATTAGTGCCACTCTCTACAAAGAGATGAATGGCTATGTAAAGGAAGATAAGAAGGTTTCTGAAGTCCCAAAAGCTTACTCTGATGAAGCCAAAGACAAGATCAAAGCCCTAACGTCTAAGTTCCTCAATGAAACTCAAGGCTCCACCGAGAAGTCACCCGATTACTACAACGCTTTTTACAACGCTCGTCGAAAGTACGACCAGTACTACAGAGAAAATATCCGCACTGGTCTGAATCAAGACCAGGCGCACAACGCAGCCATGAAGCGTGTGGAGGATAATTTCCAGGCTGGTACCTATACGATCAAACCCAGTTCCACTGCAGACCAGCAAGCAAGAGTCAACTACAAGCAAGCTGCTGATGCATGGTCTAAGAACAACAACCTTGTCAATACTGCTGTACTGCCGGGCACTGAACGTGATCTGGAGACTCTTGCTCAATATGCCAAAACTGGTAAAGGTGGCATTCCGCTGATTTATCACCAACTCGCTCAAGGTCAGCGTAACATCACTGCTTTTGACATTGCTAACGCACAGTTAGAAGCAGCTGGTCGTGGTTCTTTGATGCGTCCTAAGGCCATTCAATACGTTGACCGGCAAGATCCTCAGATCCGCGCTCTTTTGAATTGGAGGCCCTCTCCTTCTCGTACTAATCGTGCAGCGTTGATGTCTGCTGGTTATCAGCCACTGCTTGACCTTGTCGCTAGCCAAGAATCTTCGGGCTACGGTAACTATGACGCAATGAATACCGGTGGGGCTGCTGGTGGCACTATTGCATATGGTTCCGCCAATTCCAAGCAAGTTTTTGGTCGTGGCCTTAGCCAAATGAGTATTGGCGAGGTTATGAACCTACAAGCTGCAGGCAAGGTGCATGCTGCGGGCCGCTATCAGATTATTGGTGGAACCCTTAGGGACCTCATCCAGAACGGAGCTGCTAAACCTGAAGATCGCTTTGACGCAGCTACCCAAGACAAACTTGCAGTCGCTCTTGCTCGACGCCGCATTGCACGTGGCAACGCAATGACTGGGCTACGTAATGAGTGGGTTGGTCTCCAAAAAATCCCTGACTCTGTTTTGAGTCGAGCCGTCTCGCAGTTCAATTCTGCTTCGATGTTTAATAGTCCAGAAAATCTTCTACCACGACTGGTCTACCGAATTGGCAATCGAGGGTATGGATCCACGGGTCCGCATCTTGATGTCAAGCCGGTCCGTCCAGGTACTTTAAAAACTGACCCCAATATGCCTTCAATCACCGCTAAGGAATTGGATGTGTATGTTGCTGTCGGTTCACGTCGTAAACCGCTATCCCAAGGGACGGTGACGACTGATAACGACCCCAAGCATCGCAAGCGTGGAAGCTTTGGCCATGACTTTGCCGCCCCTGATGGCACTCCTGTTTACTTGATGAACGGGGCACGTGTTGTTGGATCTACCAAGGGTGATGGTGATAGTGATGTCACAGTTATTGAGCTACCCGATGGCCGTCGTTATCAATTCTTGCATGGTGTAAACGCCTAATTACTACGGTAACAAATGATCGATCCAAGTGCTGTAGATACTGAGTATCTTCAGGGTAGTGCTCAACTTACTACAAACGCTCTTCAACGTGAAGAAGAGGAAAAAAAGAAAGCTGCCGAGCAAGCAAAGTTAGCAGCACAACAAGCTGCTCAACAGCAAGCTATGCAAAAGGATAGCCATGCTGCCAAGCCTGCTAACCAGTTTGGTGCTGCAGAGAACATGAAGGAGATTGGCAATGCCTTAGTTGGTGGTGTCAGAGATACTGTCAGCTCTATTGCAACCGCTCCAGAACGAGCTGCTGACATGGCCAACGGCCAGATGGAGCAGAAAAAAGATGATTACAAACCCGACTGGAATCCACTTGGCGGTGATCTGAACCCTGTTACCAAAACATGGTGGGGCCAGTTCCTTCGTGGTGGTGTTCACTTTGGCACGATGGCCCTAGCACTTGCTGGCGCTTCACGAGTTCCTGGTGTCCGCAACGTTGTTGGTAAAGCTGCTTCCACTTCTGTTGGCCGTGCAATTGCACAGAATAGTTTTGCAAAAGCTGCTGTCATCGGTGCTGGCTCTGATGTTGTTTCCGAGTACTCACAGGGTGACAACGCTTTGGGTGCTCTCTCCAAACGATTCCCTCAGCTTGACAATCCTCTTGCAACTAATGATGCTGATCATCCGGCTCTCAAGACGTTGAAGAACGTTGTAGAGGGTATGGGCATTGGTGTTGTTGCTGATGGTGTCGGGCTTGCTATCGGCAAAGTCAGAAACCAACTTGATCAAAAATCAAAACCTGATCGAGCTGCTCTTGAGTTAGCTGATTCAGTCCTTGAAAAGAAGCGTTCTGCAGCTGAAGATGCTGCCAAAGCTGCTGTTGATAAGGCCCTGCGTAAGGAAACCACCACCCGACTTTTTCAAGAAGGTATCGAGTTCTCCAAGCTTACTCCTGAACAACAGGTTGAGCAAATGCTCAAAACAAAGGGCAAGAAGAAAGCTTATGCAAGCTGGAACCCACCTGAGGATAATGTTGCCAGGGCACTACGTAAATCTGATGAACGTAGTAGCAATGTAGAAGATCAAGTCTTTGAAAAGGCAGTTGTAGAGCTTGATGACATGGGTTTCCGTGGTCATAAGAACAAGCCAATTGCTGACCCTTGGCAAGGTTCGCCTAACTCCACTGGTAAGGCTTACGACATCTCTAAGCAGCTGAAGCGTACTTCTAAGGAGTGGGGTGCAGAGAACGGATCGACTGATTCCATCATGACTCCTGCAGCAGCTGAGCGTATGGCGATGACTGCTGACATGGAAGCCAAGGATCTTAAGGCTGTAGCTAAGGATCTTCTGGGCGATGCCCGCATGCAAAGCCTTCTTCAGGAACTCCGTGGTCGTCGCTTGTCTTTTGAGCAAGTGTTTGGAGACGCTATGGAACGCATGCAGGAAGTCATGGGTCGTGATGCCACCTCTGTAACTCCTGATGATTTCTGGAAGCCGATCATGGAAGACCAGACCTTCCGTACTGGTGGTAAAGACAGTGCTGAGGCTTGGGCCATGGAGAACGTTGTTGCTGCTGACTTAATCAACGGCTCCCTCTTTAAGCAGCTGCGTGACCTTGGTATCGCTAGTCGTGAGCTTAAGGATATCGCGGACCTTATGGATACGGATGGTCCCTTCAAAACGATTTCTGATCGCCTTATTGTTGGTCTTACTAACGTTAAGCGTTCCCGTTATCTTATCTCTGACGAGTTCCGTAAGCTTCAGTTAGAGGATCCCGCTAAGGCTGCACGCGCTCGGAATGCACGTCTTTCTGAAATCCATGACGAGACCCGTAGTGCAGTTCAGATGATGACGGAGCTTGCCGCTCAATCGCCAACTGATGACTTCCTTCAGGCCGTTGTCGAAGCGTTTTCGATGTCAAACAAAATCCATAACTGGACTGACTTTGATGCCTTCATGCGGAAACGTCTTCTTGGTGAAACTACGGAAGATGGTGTAAGGAAGACCGGTCTCCTTATTAAGGAGCTAGAGGGGGTAATGGTCCACAGCATCCTCAGTGGTCCTAAAACACCTATACGAGCTGTCATGGGTACTGGAACTGCAACTTTCTTGCGACCCATTTCAACAGCTATTGGTGCTGCTGCACGCTTTGACGGGGACACCCTTCGTACAGCTTTAGCCTCAACTAACGCAATGGTTCAGGCTGTTCCTGATGCTTTCAAGCTATTTAAAACACGCTTGAATTCCTATTGGGCTGGGGACATCGCTGATGTTAGAACCCGCTTCTCTGAGTACAACGCAAAGCAAGAGCAGTGGGAACTGTACGGTCACTGGGCCGAAACTCGTGGCTCTGAGTCTGACAAGGCTGCCTATCGGATTGCAAATATGGCTAGGTCATTGAACGATAGTTCGTTCTTGACTTATTCAACCAAACTAATGGCAGCTACTGATGATGCGTTTGCTCATATCCTAGGCAGAGCTAGAGCACGTGAAAAAGCACTTGCTGAAGCTATTGAGCTTAAGCGTAACGGTGATGTCCTTGAAGTCACCCCTGATCTGATCAAGGCTTTTGAGGATCGATTCCAGTCTGAAATCTTTGATGTAGACGGTAACCTCACCGATTCAGCAGCTGAATTTGCTCGCAAAGAAGTTACTCTCACCAAAGACCTTTCTGGATTTGCTTCCGGTCTTGAAAAGGTTTTCTCTGCTACTCCTTGGGCTAAGCCCTTCTTTCTGTTTGCCAGAACTGGTGTTAATGGACTTGAGCTGACTGCTAAGCATACTCCTGGCTTTAACTTCCTGGTTAAGGAATTCAACGATATTGCATTTGCTTCACCTGAAGATTTGTCTGGTGTTGCCAAATACGGGATCGAGACTGCTCAAGACCTAGCTAATGCCAAGGCTCTGCAAACAGGACGTTTAGCAATTGGCAGCTCTGCCATCTTTATGGCTGGTCAGTGGTTCATGAATGGCAACCTGACCGGTAATGGCCCTCAGAATCGTCAGCAACGTGCTCTTTGGGAAGACGCTGGATACAAACCTAGAAGTATCCGCATTGGTGAAGTCTGGGTTGGCTATGACGCCTTTGAACCTTTTAACCAGATCTTGGCTGCTGTCGCTGATATTGGCGACAACATGGAATTGATGGGACCAGACTGGGCAGAACAGAACCTTGCCAAGCAAGCCCTTGTTGTAGCTCAAATGGTTACCAGCAAGTCATATCTTGCGGGTCTTACCCAATTCGTCGACTTGTTCTCTGGCGATCCTAAAGCTGGCCCTCGCATTATCGCCAGCCTTATGAACAATCAGGTTCCTCTTGCAGGCCTTCGCAATGAGGTTGGTCGTCTTATTACGCCTTATACACGCGAACTCGGTTCATCCCTTGGTGATGCCATTCGTAACCGCAACCTTGGTACCGAACAGCTTGCCGGTGATCCACTCCCCATCAAGTATGACTTGTTGACCGGTAAGCCCATTCGTGACTGGGATTTCCCAACTCGGATGTTCAATGCAATCAGCCCTGTTCAACTAAACCTTGACCATGGTCCTGGCCGAACAATGCTTTTCAACAGCGGCTATGACATGCGCTTGTCTACCTATTCAACTCCTGACAACGTTTCACTGGCCAATAACCCCAAGGTTCGGTCTTTGTTCCAACGTGCCATTGGTCAGCAGAATCTTGAAAACACCTTAAACAAGCTTGCGGCCCGTAAGGATGTTCAAGAATCAATCCGGCAAATGGATTGGGATCGCCGTAACGGACGCCGGTTCTTGGATCCAATGAAAGCTTACCTGCACACGGATCTCATCAGAAATGCTTTTGATGATGCTCGTCGTAAGGCTTGGGCTCAAATCCAATCTGATCCTGATGTAGTCAAAGCAGTTAGCACCAAGCGAGCTGCCGATCTAGCCACTATCAATACTAGAGCTTCTAATTTCTCTGCTGCTCAAGACCAGGCTCAACAATTCCTTCAATTACGGAATAAGTAGTAAATGGCTGTAACACAAAACACATACACAGGGAATGGTTCAACCACAAACTATTCCTTTACTTTCCCATATCTTGAGGAGACGGACATCAAGGTAACCCTTGGTGGAGTCTTGACAACTGCATA